GGGAAAATTGGGTCAGATGAAAAGTCCATATAACTAGGGACAAAGAGTTGGTCTAAATATGTATATTCGATGAGTGCATATTGGTCCTGATTGTGTTGGTTCGCCAATGCTATTCAATAAATACATGATGTTTAATGAAATTACAATATACCGTAAGGTACAACTACGTTACCTCTTTAATGAGGATGACAAACTAGGATCTTGAGAAAAGGTTAACTTATAAAATCACTGAAAGACGATCAGAAATTGGCACTAATAGGTTGTGAGTGAGTCCAACCATTCTAGGCGTGGTCTTTGTCACAACGAAAGGATACCATGGTATCGGGATATGATCAACGGTCTCGTCAAACAGGCCGTATGTTGAGTAAGTCTTTTAACGCCTCTGGCGTTAATACTCAATTTGTCATATCCAAGAACTCTCTGGATGCCGTTACAAGTTATCGTAGCGACGTTCGCGGTACTCCTCTAAGTTCTAGGTCTGTTGACCTTTATTCCGGATTCCTTAAACAAGAGTCCGGGCTAGCTGCGTACCTGAATCCAGGTCCGCGTTTGCTAGCAGAACTTGAGGCGGCTGGACTCGCTGAAGATAGCGATTATGTCAATGAGGGGAAGTTCTTGGATAACGGACATCCGTTTACCTCTGAACGACGCTCATGGAACACCAGCCTCCGCACCAAGCGTGACTATAAACCTCAAGGTCTTATTCCTTGGCAAAGTGGTTACCCATTCGTGAGTACCCTATTTGCGCTGAATTCGACTGATGTTCCTCGGGCTGACGCCCTCTGGAGGTTGCCTGACGGCGCCTCCGGTGGAACTTCCCGTCGCTTTAGCTTAGGTACGGCTATTCCTAGCCCTACCATAAATCAGCTACAGAGCGATGGGACGAAGTTAATTAGTCTCGCTCGGCCAGATCGACCTCCTGTAGATACTTTCAGAGCTGTCGGTGAAATTCTCATCGACCTCCCTATCCTCCCCGGAAGGGCTCTTCTTGAGAGCCTTCGTTTGTCCGGTGTTGGAGGGGAATACCTGAACGTTGTGTTCGGGCTGATTCCTACCTACAGCGACGCGGTTTCCGTAGCCAAGGCTATGAAAACTGCGAGTACCCGTCTACTTACTTTACGTAAGCAGGCTGGGAAACCGCATCGGAGTCAAATGGGTTTTCCGACTAGTAATAAAGCAGAAATCTTCATCTGCCCTACTGGTCAGGTCTGGATTCAAGGGGGAGCCTCCGCCTTTACTACGAAAAACGTAGTGTCTGGCTTTGGAAGTTCCACTTCCCAAGAAGTAGACCGATCACTCATTTTGTCGAAAGAGCTCTTCATGTCTGAGAGTAGAAAGGTCTGGTTTAACGGATCCTTCACATACACGATTCCGACTATCCCTGGTTTATCTGGGAAGTTGGAAATGTGGCTGTCAGAGTATGACCGTTTGTTAGGTCTCTCTCTGAACTCAAAGAATGCGTGGCAACTTGCACCATGGTCCTGGTTAATCGACTGGTTTGTAGATATTGTTTCTAATCTAGAAGCGATAAATACAGCACATGACGATAACCTGGTGATTAATTACGGCTACGCTATGGAGCAGATTGATCGCACCATTGTCGCGAAGTCGTCATTCACAAAGAACACCGCTATTGCAGGGGTGGACTTTGTGAGCACGTATAGTAAACTTACCTCTAAAAAGAGGATACGTGCTAATCCCTATGGATTTGTGACAGAGTCGGACAGTAACCTTTGGAGCAGTTACCGTCTGGCTGTGCTAGGGGCTTTAGGGATTTCTCGCCTATAGCAACTAGCGTTATCAGCTCCTGATTACGCCCATCTGGGCAAATCCGGAAGAGGACCAGAATGTCGCTTGCAGATCCACAGTCACTTACCGTTGGCTCGGCCGTTTCGCTGCCGCGTATTCAGACAGGACAGACGTCCGCTGAGTACACGTCCGCAGACGGCACCATTAGTCTTCTGGTATCTCACCAGACTACTAAGGGGCGCCGACGGGCTCTTGTTAAGGCCACTCGAAAGAAGGTTACCACTGACGCTCTCACCGATGTTAAGTCGGAGATTGGCGCCGTGATTAACGTTTCTATCGATCGGCCTGCCGCAGGTTTCACAGAAGCAGAGCTCGTTGAGCTCTGCACTGGCGCATTCACTTGGGCTACTACTGGCACTAACGCGAACCTGAAGAAGGTTCTCGGCCAGGAGTCTTAGGCCCTGATGCGTCGCCCTTTGGAGAATATGAATCCCGAAGGATCTATCCATTTTTAGGTCTCATATTAGAATATGTATCTAATCAAGGCCTACCTATGTATAGTGGTTCTATAGCATTAGAGGCGAAACTGTCTACCTCAGGCATATAAACCTTTAAATTCCCTGTTATAGGATCTTCTGTGTTAGGACGGGGGGGCGGTTTAATCCGCCCCCCTTAGTCCAGTTGTGTAATTCTGTGTATCTGGTTCCATGTGGAATCGGCTATTTTGGTTTGGATGTCAGCCACTAAATGAAAGCGGTGAACATGAAAAGCCTAGTAACACTCTTCCAACAGGTCCTCACTGACTGTGGGGATTTTTGTTCCGCAAACACCAGTCATGATATTAAAACCGTCATGACTCGGTTCGAAAATGAGGGGTTCGATTTCTTTACTCGAACCTTGCCGAAACTTGGATCTGGACTCGAAAGAGCCTTAGATCTCGGTTATAGCACTCCTGACCTGTACCCTAGTTTCAAGTGCAGGCAGAACCTCCCCGTTCTTCTGGGAGGGTTCTTTGAGCTCATTTTTGATCGTGCGAGTGGAATCCTGCTGGACGAACCTTCAATCGAATCTATCCGATCCATCAGACAGATTTCTCTGTTGATGAAGAAGATAGAACTCGAATGTGGAGTGCAACGTACAAATGCTGCATTCCGCCAGTTCGTACAGTCTGATATTGAAGTCGGTGAATGGGAGAAGAATGTAGATCTCGAGCTCCTTATGGAGTTCAGGAGACTTGCACTCGTCATCTATTCTGATGTCTTCTCGAAGGTTAATGCGAGAACTCGCAACTTCGATTTGACCCCGGCTCATGGCCCCGGTAAAACTGCGGAAAAGTTGAACGCTAACGCGAAATATACTTTTCCAATGTGGACCGATCGTCTTGAGACAGTAGCGCCTTATTGGCGCTACGCTGACTTTTACGGTTATTCTACCGAAAAGTACAGTCGGATCGACTTTCGTAGCCCGGAACAAGAACTGCCTGTTAGGGTAGTCGATGTTCCTAAAACGCTCGAAGCCCCTCGTATTATCGCGATTGAGCCCGTCTGTATGCAGTATATGCAGCAGGCGGTCTTCCGCGCTTTTAGAGTAGAACTTGATCAGACTTATCTGGTCAACTTCATCGGCGTAGAGAGTCAAGAGCCTAACCAGCTCCTCGCTCTCTCTGGGTCCCTGAATGGGGACGTTGCTACGCTCGATTTGAGCGAAGCTTCCGATAGGGTTTCGAATCTGCTTGTAACGATTCTCTTTGAGGACTTTCCAGATCTTCATGATTTGGTTCAGGCCTCTCGGAGTCTCAGAGCAGACGTACCGTCTGTGGGAGTTGTTACTCTCCACCGGTTCGCGTCTATGGGTTCAGCTCTATGTTTTCCCGTCGAATCAATGGTTTTCTTCACCATTGTGATGATGGGAATCCAGAAAGCACAGGATATCCACTTTACCAAGCCACACCAAGTTTCGGAGTGGTTAGGGCAGGTGAGAGTCTACGGAGACGATATATGTGTCCCCGTAGATGCGGTTCCTTACGTTGTTGATATGCTCGAGGCTTTCGGGCTCCGAGTGAACAACAATAAGTCTTTCTGGACGGGTAAGTTCAGAGAGTCTTGCGGGAAGGAATATTACTCGGGCGAGGACGTGACTTTGTGCCGCGTTCGTCGACCGCTTCCATCCAGCCGTAAGGACGTGGACGAGATCATCTCTGCCGTGGAATTCCGAAACCACGCTTACAAGCGTGGTCTCTGGAAAACAGCAAGGTGGTTGGATGAGTTTATTTCAAACATCATTCCGTTCCCTGCTGTGGCAGAATCTTCAACATTGCTAGGTCGCTACTCTTTCCTCGGTGTTGATGAGGATAGAATGTGTCCTAAACTCTTTCGCCCTAAGGTTAAGGGTGCAAAAGTTCGGTACGTTTACAAAGAAATTCCAATTGTAGACGAACCCGCACTGTTAAAGTGTCTAGGATTTCGGCAAGTTGTCGATAGAGATATCGATTACGAACCTAAATTCCAGAACGCTGATCATCTGATCCGCGCTGGGCGTCCCGATGCGTCTTACATAAACATCGGCTCTGGCTACTCTGCTTAAGGGCAGAGTAGGGGTCTCCTAAGACCCAACGGGAG